CAAGAAGCTGTAAACCAAGCTCTAAAAAAGTATGCAGAGGAGCATAAAAAAGTTCCTGTCTATAATGAGATGCAATTGGCTGGTAGAGAAGCTGCTGTGGCTTTAGGTGAAGGTAGATATACTGATGCCACAGAAAATCTATATAAAATTAAAATGGCTTTAAATGATAAAAACTATGCTGAAAAATCTATGCAGTTTAACCCCGAAATAGATTTTAGAAATAAACCTAAAGACTTTAACAAAGGTGGAGCAGTTATGAACGAACAAATGGAAATGGCCTTTATGCAAGAAGGTGGACTAAAAGACGATGGCATGAAGCGAGACCCAGTGTCAGGCAATGAAGTACCTAATGGTTCTATGGCTAAAGAGGTACGAGATGATATACCTGCTCAACTATCTGAAGGTGAGTATGTAGTACCTGCTGATGTCGTCAGATACCTTGGTGTAAAACATTTTGAAGATTTACGAGATAAAGCAAAACAGGGCTTGCAAAGCATGGAAGCTAATGGTAGAATCGGTGGTGAGCCTGTTCCTGTTGGTGGACCACAAGCTGCCCCTATGATGCAGCCACCGATGCCTCAAGCTCCTACACCATACAGTCCACAACCTGCACCTATGGCTCCACCTCAGATGGCTATGGGTGGTGATCTATCTCCCGAAGAGATGAACGAGATCAACAACATTATGATGGCTCAAGGTGGCATGGTTCCAGCAGATCCATATCAACAACAGCAGATGCAATATACACAACCTATGGCTCAGGGTTTAGATGTCGGGGGTCCAGTAGTACAACCCCCTGCAGTCCCAGAAATCCCACAAGTAAGCCCTTATTCTTCTTTTACACCCTCTGGTAATTTTAGCTGGGAAAACTCTGTAAGCATTACTGATACTGAAGTGCCAGTAGAAAATGAGGCTAGTTGTGAAGCTAGGGGTTTAGTTTATAACCCTGATACTAAGATGTGTGAAGAGCCTGAAACACCTGTAATAGAAACTCCAGTAGTAGGTGGTGATGATAGCTCTCCTAGTGGTGATCAGGCACCTACAGCTACCCCTTGGTATGAAAATACAGACTGGTCTACAGAGGGTGTTCAGAGTTCTATAGATAAGTATTTTGGTAAAGAATCTAAATTTGGTTCGGGTATAAGTTCTGTTATTGGTGGGGTTTTAGGCGGTATTCCAGGCGCTGCAGTTGGTAGGTATGGAGCACAGGTTGCAAATTTATCTACAGCTAGGGCTGAAATAGAAATACGAAAAGCTATGGGTGATACTGCAGGGGCAGAAGCACTTCAAAAAGCTGTAGACGATCAACTTAAAGCTTCTGCAGGTTTAGGTAAAGCTGATGAGATCGTTAATGCTTTTTTTGGCTCTGACGGTGATATGAAAGTTATAGAGGATCTTAAAGCCGCTGGAATTAACGTAGACTCAGCTTTAAGGGATGATAAACTTGATGCATTCCTTTCTAATCTAAGTCTTTCTGACAAAACAAGACTACAAAAATTCCATAACTTTACACCTGGGAAACCTGTTAAAGCAGCAGCAGATAAACCAGCAGTAGATAAAGTAGATCCCAGTAGGACATTTAAAACAAGTGGTAAAGATACTAGGTCGGAAACTGTAGCTTTAAAAGCACGTGTAGATGATGACAGAGAATCTTTTGCAGAAAGAATACAAAAAGAAGCTAAAGCTTTTGCAGATAAAGCTGCTGATACAGGTAAAAGTATTGCGGAAGTTGGAAGAGAAAAAGCCCCATCTTCTGAGGCTAAAACAGAAACAGAAAAAGCTGCTGCTGAAGGAGATCCAAGAGCTGGTATGTACAACAAAGGCGGCTTAATGAAGAAGAAACGTAAAAAATAATAAGGCTACTCGGCTACGGCTGACCCCAACATAAGGAGAATAATATGCCTGAACTAGCAGAAGTGGAAACACAAAAAACTGCAGGATTCGTTGATCGTGGATACAATCACGCAAAGCGTAAGCAACGAATGGAAGATGAAGCTAAGGAGATTGCAGAACTTGAAGCTGAAGCAAGGGGAGAAACCCCAGTAGATGCAGAAGAAGAAGTTGAAGAAGCTACCCAAGAAGCAGAGACCAATACAGAAGTTGAAGAAAAAACGTTATCTGCAGAAGAAAAGTCTTTTAAAAAACGCTACGGTGACCTAAGACGCCACATGCAGCAGAAAGAAAAAGAGTGGGATGCTAAACTAGAGAACCTAGAAAAAGCTTCTGCTAAAGCTGGCATTATCCCACCTAAGTCTGATGAAGATATTGAAGAGTGGGCTAAAGAGTATCCTGATGTAGCTGGTATTGTAGAAACAATTGCAGCTAAGAAAGCACAGGAGATGTTTGAAAAGGCTGATACTCGACTAAAAGAACTTGACGAAGCTCATGCAGAAGCTCATCGAGTTAAGTCTGAAAATGAAATACGTAAGTCACACTCAGACTTTGATGAGCTACGTGAGGCAGATGAGTTTCATGACTGGGCTGATGCACAACCTAAGTGGGTTAAAGATGCACTGTATGAAAATGCAGATGATCCAGCCTCAGTAGTACGTGTCATTGATCTTTATAAGTCAGACAAAGGTCTTACTAAAGAAGCTAAGAAAGCAAGCAAGAAAGCAGCAGCATCACCTGTAGCCAAACGAGGTAAAACAGAAGTAGATGTAGCTGATTCTAGTAATACAATTCGGGAGTCAGAAGTTGCTAAGATGACTGACAAAGAATTTGAAGAACGTGCAGACGAAATTAACAAAGCAATGCGCACTGGTAAATTTGTCTATGACGTGTCTGGTAATGCCAGATAAACTATTGACAAACAAAAAATCAATAGTATAACTAGGGACATAGAACAAAAGCCTCTATATGACTACCTTTTGTTTTAACCCAATTCCCAATAAAGTCTAAACATATGAGAACTACCTGTTCAAGTATAGGCCCATGTATCAAGGTTGGCCAACCTAAAATACATGCACCCTAGAAAATGTAACAGCCTCTTATTGGTATTAGCTTTGTAACAAAGCCAACTATCAGGAGGATTTATCATGGCTTTTGCATCCGCAAGTGGATACACTAACCTTCCAAACGGAAACTTTTCAAGTGTAATCTACTCTAAAAAAGTACAACTTGCTTTCCGCAAGTCTACAGTATGTGGCGACATTACTAACTCTGATTATTTTGGAGAGATCGCTAATCAAGGTGATACAGTGCGTATCATTAAAGAACCTGAAATTTCAGTGAGTGCTTACACTCGTGGCGAAACTGTTGCAGCACAAGATTTGGCTGACGCAGATTTTTCACTGGTTGTAGATAAAGCTAACTACTTTGCGTTCAAAATGGACGACATCGAGGAGGCTCATAGTCACGTCAATTTTATGGATCTTGCAACCAATCGTGCAGCTTATCGTTTGGCTGACCAGCACGACCAAGAAGTTCTTGGTTATTTGGCTGGCTACAAGCAATCAGCTTTGCATGGTAATGCCAACACCGTAAACAACGTTGTAAACGGTACTAAAGCAAACACTGCTGCTGGTTCAGACGAACTGCTTGCAGCTAACAAACTGAAAAAAGGTGACTTCGGTAACATCACTACTACAAGTGCTGCTGATCACTCAATTCCAGTTGCCGCACGTTTGCCAGGTGCTACTGCACTGCCAACAGCTACTATTTCACCAGCTATGTTGGTTTCACGTATGGCCCGTTTGTTGGATCAACAGCAAGTAGACTCACAAGGTCGCTGGTTGGTAATTGACCCAATCATGATGGAAGTTATGCGTGACGAAGACAGCCGCTTGTTGAATGCTGACTTCGGTGACTCAAGTGGCCTACGTAATGGTTTGGTCTTGAATAATTTCCACGGCTTCCGTGTATACACTTCAAGCAACCTTCCAGCAGTAGGTACTGGTGCTGGTACTACAGGTACTGCAAACCAAAACACTAACTATGGTGTGATTGTGGCTGGACATGACTCAGCTGTTGCTACTGCAGAGCAGATCAACAAGACTGAATCTTACCGTGATCCAGATTCATTCGCTGACATTGTTCGTGGTATGCATCTATACGGTCGCAAAATCTTGCGTCCAGAAGCATTGGTTACAGCTAAGTACAACTTGGCTTAAGTGAACTAACCTTAGGGGCTGCTTTCGAGTGGCCCCTTTAGGCTATTTTAAGGGAACACAATGGCATATAATTACTTAGGTCTTACAAACGAAGTTCTAGCTAGATTTAATGAGGTAGCTTTAACTGAAGCTGGTTTTGCATCCTCTCGTGGATTTCAAACCCAATGTAAGAATGCAGTAAACGATGCTATTAACTATATTAATACTCGTGAATTTAGTTGGCCTTACAATCATGCCACACAAACAGAAACACTTGTAGCTGGGACAACACGTTATACTATACCTGCTACATCTAAACATGTAGACTACGATACCTTTAGAGTTGTAGAAGATACTTCTTTAGGTGCTCAAGGTAGGTCACTGACTGTTTTAGACTATAAAGATTACTTAAATAAACACATCGAACAAGAAGACAGAGCTGATATGGGTAGTGTGCCTACTCACGTATTTAGAACTCCAGATAATAATTTCGGTTTATATCCTTACCCAGATAAAGCATATTCTATAAAATTTGAATACTATGTATATACAACTGCACTATCTGCAGCAACAGATGCCCCTACAATACCTGAACAATACCGTCAAGTTATTGTAGATGGAGCCACAGCTTTTGGTTATCAGTACCGTGGTGAAGGTGGTGAGTATCAATTAAACTTTGCTCGTTTTGAACAAGGCATTAAAAGTATGCAAAGCTTACTTAGTAACAGAACAAACTACTTACGTTCTACAGTAGTATCAAGAACACCTATTGGAAGATTTGTAGCATAGATGGCAGATGAATCAGGCTTAAACCCTTTTGTTTTTCCATTGCAGGGTGGTCTAGTTCTTGACCGTTCTACCTTTGCTATGGAACCAGGGATGGCATTAGAGTTAGAAAACTTTGAGCCTGACACTGGAGGTGGCTACAGACGAATCAATGGTTTTGAAAAGTGGAATACTAATGTAGTTCCACAAACAGCTAGTCCTACAGAACCTGTCCTAATGTCTGCATACTTCGCAGGTAATAATAAAGTAATTGCTGCCAGAGGTACAAGTATTTATGAAGCAGCTAGTGGTAGTGGTTCTTGGACAAGCATTGATAGCGGTAGAACCAATGCCATACGTTATTCTTTTGACAGGTATAACTTAGCTGGTACAGAGCTTATTGTGTGGGCTGATGGTGCTAATAACGCTACTAAGTACGATGGTACAACAGTAACGGATCTTAATGCTACAGGTGCACCAGCTAATCCTAAGTTTGTAAAACACTTTAAAAATGCTTTGTTCTTTGCAGGTATGTCAGCTTCACCAGAAGAAGTTGTATTTACTGCACCGTACACAGATAATGACTTTAGTGCAGCCAATGGTGCAGGTTCAATACGAGTAGACAGTAAGATTACTGCACTGTTTCCATTCCGTGACGAGCTTTACATCTTTGCAGAAGAACGCATCTATAAACTTGTAGGTAATACTATTGCAGATTTTGTGATGCAACCTGTAACAAGAGACATTGGTTGTCTTAACGGTTTTACCGTGCAGGAAGTTGCTGGTGAAATAATCTTCTTAGGTAGAGATGGTTTAAGGACCGTTGCTGGTACAGCTAAAATTAATGACGTTGAGCTTGGTACAATTAGTAGACCTATTCAAGAATTGTTTGAGGGTGAAAATGATGTTGATGACTTTAACAGTTTAGTCATACCAGATAAAACTCAATATCGTATTTTCTTTTCTAAACCTAATAATCAAACACAAGCACAGACATCTGGTGTTATTGCAGTAAGAAAAGCTCAAGGTTATGAGTTTGCTAAACTAAAAGGTATTCAACCTGCAAGTACAGACTCAGTAAGTGTTCAAGGTGATACTTTTGTATTACATGGTGGATATGATGGTTACATCTATCGACAAGAAAAAACAAATAAGTTTGACACTACAAATGTTATAGGACGTTACCGTAGTCCTGACCTTACTGCAGGTTCCTCT